GACAGTGCTTTGATTTCAGCATCGGTCAAGCCCAGTGCCTCAAGTTTAGAAACCGCAGATGCCTTGTCGGCTTCTGCTTGAATCTGTTCTGGTGTTGGTTCTGGTTCTGGTGATGGTGGTCTTGCTACAAATGCGCCGTCAGCGTAAACACCGCCGATATATGCGTTAGCATCTGCTTCGACAAGAACGCCGTCTACATCGTATTCAGAACTGCCATCCCATTCAATGATGTTCCTCACAACCCCACTATTTACAATTGCGTATTTCATTTAAATTCCTCGACCCAAATTAAGCCACCCGCACCGTCACCTCCCGTCTGATTGATTGGGCCTCCAGTACCGCCATGACCGTAACCTGTTGCATCATTTAACCCGCTAGGATTGGAAAAACTCGAACCCCCAGTTCCACCAAACCCAGAGCCACTTAATCCACCAAGACCTGATGATCCGGGATTTGCGGTTGTAGTTCCACTGGTTGAACCCGCACCGCCAGAAGCGTTTATATCCCCACCTGTTGCAGTTCCTCCTACCATTATCGTACTGTTACCACCAAGTGCTAACACACCAGAGCCACCATTCGCAGTTAAAGTATTTGTGCCGTCTGCCCACGTTGATGTCCCGCCATTTCCACCGTCAGCATCTATCGCACCGCCTGTCCCTCCTGCTGCAACCGTAATCGTTGCGGAAGAAATAGAACTGACATCTAAAACTTTAAGCAAGTTTCCACCCGCTCCACCACCGCCACCTGCATAGGAGTAACCAGAGCGGCCACCGCCTCCTCCTGCTCCCCCGCCAATGACATGGACTTTGACTTTCGTAATTCCGCTTGGTTTTGTCCACGTTCCAGATGAGGTAAAAACTTGTATTGAATTAAATCCGCTTGAGAAGCCAGATGATGTAGCAGATGCGTGTAAGGTGACTGCAGTTCCTGACCCACCCAACGTAAGCGTTGAGCCAGATTCTTTGTCGATTGCGTTTACGTTAATAGTGCTCATACGATCACCCACGTTGATCCGCTAGGAACAGTAACAGTAGCACTTGCATCAATAGTGATTGGCCCTGCACTGACAGCGTTTTCATTTGTTGTTATACTATAACTTGTTGTCACGTTTTGCTCGTTTTCATAAAATATTTCATCTCCACCTGCTCCAGTAGCCCCACCACCTATGCTACCCCAAGCGGCCCCATACCCCTCAAAACTTCCTGTAGTGCTGTTGTATCTAATGTACCCTGCTGATGGTGATCCATCTCGTTGTGCAGTAGTACCCGCAGGTAGTACGGCTGAACCTGTGGCAGATGTTTTATCTACAAAGTTTAACGTACCACTGCTTGCCGCTGTAACACGACCTTGCTGATCTACCGTAATAGATGATGCAGTGTAACTTCCGGGGGTAACCGCTGTGTCTGCTAGTTTATCCGCAGTAACAGCGTCATTAGCAATGGTTGCCGTAGCAACCTGTTTCCATGCTAAACCATTAGTAGCCGAAGGATCAGCAATTACAGCGTAGTCAGTAGTCCCAACTGGAAGTCTTGTTTCAGAGTCTACTGTGTTGTATACAAGTAGATCACCCTTAGTGGTTAGTTTATCTGTACCTACAATTGATACCATCTGCCACTCAGAAGCAGTAGATGAATACTTCATGTATTGATCGTTAGTAGGTGCGGTAGAAGATACGGATTCACCCTGTATGCCTGTTACAGTAACTGCACCAGTGTTAGTCATTGTAGCATCGCCAGACAATGCGGCGGCTGTAAATCCAGTGCCGTCACCAATAAGGACTTGAGTGTTTGCTACCGCTTTATCAGAAGGCACACCGCTTGAGTTAGCATCTCTAACCTTTACTGTGTTAGCCGCCATGTCTGCTAGTTCAGCGTTGGCTACACCACCATCTTTAATTGTGATTTCGCCAGAGGATGCGGCAAAGTTAGCAGAGTTAAATGATGCTACACCTTTGTTAGATGTAGATGCGTCTTCTCCTGATATTGTAAGCGTTGTTCCTGTTGCTGAGGTATCAATTCCTTCACCGCCAGTAACCGTTAGGCTTTCTGAATCAAGATCAACGTCAATAGTGCCGCTATCAGATATAACATCCAAATCTTGTGCTGTAACTTGTGAATCAACATACGCCTTGATTGACTGCTGTGTAGCAAGTTTGACAGCCGAATCAGATGCCATGTCATTTTCATCTTTAATTCCTGTAACTGTTGCTCCATCACCCGCTATATTAACACTACTAAACTTACCAGTAGATGCAGTAGTAGCCCCAATAGGAGTTCCATCAATAGAACCTGCGTCAATGTCTACACTGTTAGATGTTAGTGGTGATACCGCTAAAGTTATCCAAGCATCGTTTGCTTCGTTTCTAATCTTTAATAAGTCGTTTGTGGTATCAAACCAAACAAGCCCTGCTGAAATAGATGTTGAAGGTGCTGATCCTGAAGTATGAATTGCGTTAACAGCCGCATCTACAGACGGAAAAGAATCTTTTAATACTTTTTTAATAAGCCTAAGATGATCGTCACCTTGACTTACATTATCTGTAGCGGCAGGGTTAGTGTCAACTAATCCGTTTAAATAATTTGCGCTTTCTAATGCCATTAGTAATATCCACCTGTGTTCATTACCCTAAGAATAGAACCTGAATGTCTGTCCTTATTATCTTGTTCCTGTAGAGTGTTTATAGATTCTTGTAATGCTTGCGCCCATAATTGAGTTCTAGCATCATTCATTAAAAAAGGCTCCGCTTCAAGCAAAGTGCCATACAAATATACATCTGGTGCATTTTGAATTACCCAATTAGTAGGAGCAACATCAGTTAATAAGTCAAATGTTTTATAATACAACATACTTGTTGTATACACTACATCAGGCGTTGGGCCAAGACGTATGTTGTCTCCAATAATTGTATAGGTTAAAGGTTTGCCTTGCTGACTTCCTGCATTTAGTCTAACCATCATTTCTGGGGTCAAGTATTGCAATTGAGTTAAAGGGGATGTTGTCAAATGAAACTCTCTCATTTGAACATAGCCCGATGGTAATGCTATTGTGCTAGTTCCTGCTACAGTAGATACAGAAGTGTCTAAGGTTTCCATAGCACGAAGGCGTAAGGTTCGATTAAATCGAGCCTCACATAAAGAGATAAACTCTGGAATCCTATTGGTTAAATCATCCCTGTCTAACCAATTAGCAACAGCAGTCTGAAGTTCTGTGTAGTTTGATATAGCCATTATCTACGAGCAATATAATATACTGTATTGTTTAGGGGAGCAAAGTTTGTTTGTGTTGCTCCTGCTTGACCGGGATTGTATAGCCACATAATTTAATTCCCCAATAATTTTTTTGCGCCTTTTCTAATAAGACTGTTTCTGTAAAGAGTAGAGTATTGACTTCCCAATTCTTTTGCTATACGATTAACCACTGATTCGTCCATTGTTTCAGTAGCCTCTCTATTTTTCATTTTTTCTTTAGGGTGCATAGTTATAGCCTCGTTGGTGTAGTTCGTAGAAAAGCGTTATTAGGATCGTTAAGATATTTCTTCATTAACTTGTGATCTTTTTCTATTGCTCCGTTAGTTTCTTTTACCCACTGTTCCCAAATGGTTACAGGAATAGATGCTACTCTCATGCCATGCTGTTGCTTACCAAAAGTAAGTTTATCACCATAGTCATTTAATAATTCTTTATTGTTATTTAATATACCTTCTACATCTTGATGAGTAACAACACTGGCTGTACCATCAGAGTGTTCTTCTACTGTAGTTTTACGGTAATGCTTCTCTCTCATAACGGCAATGATCCTCTATCTTTAGACATTGTTTTTAATTGTTTAACCGCTTTCTGTACAGATGCTTTAACAGTGTAAGGTTTTTCTTTTACTGTTTTTTCTTTAGGCTCTTTAAGACCTTCTTTAAGTAATGCTTTGCTCATAGTTTCCTCAGAAAGAAAGGCTCCCCCGAAGGGGAGCCAAACTCATTACGCCGCTTTAATGCCGATAACGGAACCGTTAGCCTGACCATTCTTACCACGAAGGCCATACTCAGCAACCATCATCTGTTTGACGGAATCACCAGTCTTAGCAAGGGTTTCGGTCTGGAAAGGGCGCAAATAATCAATGCTCCAGAAATCAAAATCCAAAAGATACAACTGGTTTGGTAAACACAGACGGCTAGGTACAATTTTAAACGTACCAAAGTCTGTAACGATTACATCAACAGAATTAACAGCATGAGCAGGTGTTGCTTTATCGTGATTGGTTACAATATCAGCAACGACAGAACCTGCCAAAGCCGACATTTTAACTTTCAACGGAGCATCGCACATGATTACGTCAGGCGAACCACCTGCCTTCCAAATCTGCTCGACACAATTATTAAGCATACTCAGAGTCAATACAGCATCAGCACCACTAGGCGCTTTTACCGCAGAGCCATCTCCGGGGTTAGCAACAGCGGCATCAGTCGGGCCGTCAATGATGTTTGAATCACCTGCCGTTGCGTCACCAAGCCATGAGTTAACAGCGGCTGTCTTTCGAGCCGCACCTGCACCACCTGCAGTAGCAACATCTTCACCTAACATCATCTTTTCCATATCACGCTTAATTTCTTTAGCGCGTTTGGCAAGTTGATATGCCTGTGCAGATTTGCGACCTGCCCAATCAACGGCTTCTGCCGTACCTGAAGTCTGAACTGCTTTCTCAGAAATTTGAGTATAGTTCACCAACTTGGTTGGCTCAACAACTGCCAACGATGCAGGATCATCACCTTCTAGTTTCTGGTTAGCGGCGGCGGCGGCGAGTTCATCTTTCTGCCACTCAAACAGAGTGTTAGAGCATGAGCCTCGACCTGCGCCAGACATGAACGGGGTGTCCATAGGACTAATGTTATAAATGATATCACTAAGGTCTTCGCGTACCTGTACGCCACCAAAGGTCAATCGAGTATTCGTAGGGACTGCCATAACAGTATACCTCCTTTGTTAAATGTCTACAAAATCCTCAAAGAGAGATACAGAATCATTTACATGACCACTCTCCTTAAGACGCTTCATTGAGGCAATACGTTTACTACGATCCTTGTCGGCTTTCTTAACACCACCTTTACCAGATCGTACAACCTTGGGTTTGTTTTTCAACTTCTTGGCTTTAACGTCAGACTTCTGAAGAGCGTCATATTTAGATGCTTTCATAAGTACAATTAACGATCTATGGTCTATCAGTTCTTTTAACTCTTGCTGAGTAAATCCCTGTTGTATAGCATATGAAGAAAGATCAGAGGCTAATTTAGTTCGTTTTTCTGGATCATTCCATTCAGGTACAGCCTCTGTTAATCGCTTGTATTCTTCCTGAACAGCCATTTTACGAACCTTACCAATCTCTTCGTTTTGTTTTTGATGCTCATATTCCTGTTGGGCTTGCGCTTGCCTAACTCTTTCTTGAGCGTCACGAAACTCTTCTTTCTTTGTAACAAATGCAATAGGGTCATCTTCTCGAAGTTGTTCCCAATTGATTGTTGCATACTGCTCTAGACCTGCCATAGATTGATGAACAAATTGTCCAAGTGCTTCTATGTATTGCTGACGCTCCGCTTGTGCTTCAGATATTTCAGTAGCCCATTGCTGTTGCATTTGGGCCATTTGATCTCTCTGGCTTGCAAGTTCTTGCGTTTTACGAGTATAGTCAGATTGTCGGGAGTACCCATTAACAAGTTCGTCAAGACTAACTTCCATCTCTTCTCCGTCAACTTTGACGGAATAGACTTCTTCAGTCTCTTCTTCCTCATTTTCATCTAACTGTTCCTCATCAGATTCTTCCTCAACTTCGGTTTCCTCTTCTAAGGCATCCTCTTCCAATGGTTCGTCTTGAGTTTCCTCAGTAGACTCATCAACATCTTCGGTAGGTTCGCTTGCCTCAGTTTCTGGTTTGGCCTCTTCAGGCTCCAAAATTCCAAGGAAAGCACTTTGTGCTTCGGCTATACTGCCTTGCTCTACTGTTTGCGGGTCAATGGTATCCGCCATTACAAATTCTCCTATATATGGATGTCCTTAATCTTCCTCGCTAACTCTCCAGATTCTACGATACTGGTTAGATGTAAGCGTATCCGCTCAAGGAGCCGTAAAGAAAGCCATGATTGTTCACGACT